ATGTTTTATTTAACCGTTTTCGCATTTATCGTGAAACGCTTTCGCGTTTTCGTGCGCCGCTTCACCTGTGATGGTGAGATAAGTGTGCATTAACCTTGGAGTTCAAAGTACTCTGGGACATTCTTTATCACATACTTTACAATACCGGAACTCGGAGAAAGCTTTTTCCCAGAAACGCATAGATCTCGTACTTCTCATTAAAGATCTTGCACTTTTCATCCAAAGTGCTTTCTGCTTCTTCACTAAAGTCATCCTCCTTGAAGGGATTCGTATGTCTGAATATCCTTTTGTAGAGAATTTGTATTCGTTAGATGCTGTGATGCTCAAGATGAGGATATCGGAGGAGTTACAATCTTTCAAGCTTGCATATCCTTTACAGGAATACTCTAATGTTTCAATTTCCGGAATAACATGCAAAAGCGCTTTCCACGAAGCTATGCTTGTAGTTATTTCCAGAAATTATTTGACCACAAGACTGCACATTTAGATTCCTGCTCTGGGTTTCCTGATGGCTATCGTGAGCTTTTTAACCTTGTAGATTCTAACTGGTCGAGTCTTCTTCTTGGTATGTGCAATCTCCCATTGTGGTTGCTGCTACTGTTCCTCAATACCAATAATATAATCTAAAGAAGTTTCTAGTGCTTCAGATACCATTAGATTCCTTTATCTGCTTTGCCAATCTTTCCTGGACGATCAAGTTGCTTTATTGAACTTCGTAACGCAGGAATCATGCTCCTCAATTACCATCGCATCTCTTGATGCCTTGAGTATATTGAGACTTGGAGATACTTTGCAGATTCTCTGAGAATCAAATAAGATAATCCAGATTCAGAAGAATTCTTTATGCTGATTCTCTTATCCTCTGGAGTGGCGTCAATAAACTCATATGTTGTTCTGCATGACCGAATACTGTTGACGCTAGAAATACCTTGTAATTGGTATTTGAAGTAGTCTCAATTAATGCTTGTGTTGCGGTAGCATTCTCTTGAGTTGATGCTTTGTATCACCTTCGAGAAGAGCACGAAGGACACGTGGGCTTCGTTCCACGTGCTATTTGAATCGTATCATTTGCAGTAATGCAGAACTGTGCAGTCCGCTTCTTGGATGCGTTATTTCGGAAGGCTTCCTCCGTAGACTTACGATGTAGCCTTACCGAACAAACCCCAAACTACGGACTCAAATGATTGCGCTCTTACCCAGATCCGTTCGAGGCCGCCAGTATCCTTTATTGATACCCTCTACTGGGATTATTCGCATCAAACTTATCGAACGAATAGTTTTACATCCTTAAGAGAGTAGAAGTTAGTTATTTCTACCTTGTTGATTTTCATAGATTATTTTGAGTCAACCAGGGTTCTTCCCTTAGGTATTGATGCGTTGCTGGAATTGATATAATGATCTATTACATCGTTGTCCATCACATTCAATATAGGATTGCTCCCAGTTACAAACTCCTCGTCATCATCTAATAGAGGTTTGTATTTGATCTACACATAAGGAACCTTAAGCGAATCGCATATAGCTGCTGCATTATGCTGATCCTGAGCTATGGTATTTATATTTAATCTTACGAGAGCGTACTTATCTGGACCTGTGTATGATCTAATCCAGTCTAAGTTTTCTTCTACCCTATCATAGTCCAACACAATATGTTTTGGACCTAGTTCTATATAGGAACTAGTTCGAGTTCTCAATCAGTAAGTATTCCGTAGAAGCAAGTCTTTTCCTGCTTCGTTGAAGCTGGTGGTAGAGACGTTCCGAGAACTGTAACTCTTTCATTTTGTCCAGCTTTATGGATGTGTGTCAAGTATTGTTGGATTACTAAAATCGGATAAAGACAAATTAAAATCGGCATCGCCAGCAGAATTAAGGACACCGTTGTGACCAAAATGGCCGAAAATAATATAGCCGTCAGGATAAAGTGACAAATCTTTTTTAATAGTTTCTTCATTTTCATAATGTGGAATAAACACCCACTTGTTTTCATGGTCAATATATGTATGCGTTATTACTTTAACTTTAGATGATTCAGATAAACTAAGAGCAGTAACTCCATCATCAGCCTTAGTTACGCTATCATTTGCCTCTAAGTATATAGACTGTAAGCCCTCTTTCTACAAGCTTATCTATCATTTCTTTTAAAAACCAATCAATACTGTAGGTCTTGGGTTTCTATGCATCATAAGATCCCCAAAGAATATAATTTTATTACAGTCAGTATTACTTTTACTTATATTTATAATGGCATTCTTCTGAGCCTCCATCATACCGAGAGGCTTATCATCAAATGCAAATCTCTAATTACTAATGTACGCATAATGCATCCCATCCATAAGGAGCTATGAACTTTATAATAGCTCCAATTGCTTCTGCATGACTATAGTCTCTAGTTGAGTATGGCTATCAGTTCTTTGTTTAAACATATGATTCCAACCCAACAAGCTGCCTGTAGTTACAGTTGTAGTATACATTGGATTGTGGTAGAACCATACGAGCCATCTCTGGTGCTACACATTGGGATAACAGACTGTTATATTTTGCAACAGAATCCTGACAAGAGTTTTCATACAAGTCTAAGATATCCTGATTATTTTCCTCAGGAAATACTTCACCTGATCCTTGCTTGATGCCCTTCTCTGGACGCTTTCTAAATTGTTGTGGTGTACCAAAAATCTATAACACCATCTATGTATCTTCTTAGATACTTCACTCCAACTAAACCCTACTTGATGCTTCGCCTAACTTGACGTAGGACAAAAATAGGTGCGTAGATTCACAAGAGTGATATGAGTGATGACGTGAAAAGGTAGAACGTGTCTATGCTTTGCAAGATAGTTAATAAGTTTTTTCGTCAGATGTTTCGTCAAATTCTTCATGTTCTTTGGCAAAGGAAGCTCTAGCTGCATTGATTATTAATAGATCCGCGTCGGGAGTATGACTGATAAGTTCTCTACAAAGCCTTTATCTAGAACAAATGCTTTCTTAATCATAGCTTAGTGTATACCATTCTCGAAGTGAATAGGCTCTCCTTCACCAAAAGGACTTGCCAACCTCAGCTTCGATGACCAGAGTGTTCATTAAAATTGATCTTAAAATTATCCCTAATTGTGGGATAGTTAACCATCTCATCATAGAGGATAAAGCAGAGGATTTCCTTTACTTCTTCCTCAGGACAGATAACTTCTATCGAAGTGCGTGTACCGGTAGCGACAGGCTTTGCCTTTAATCCTGCTTGCTTGAATCTTCTTGATGCTCCAAGAAGTGAGCATAGAAAGGATGATCAGAGGCAGCACTTTGAATTGTAAAGTTTAGTCCCTGTCTCAGAGCGCGGTTAACGACAGTACGGTCATCACTATGAACATCAGGAAGTTGGGTTACGCTTTCTACCAAATATAGTGTAGGCATAGCCATTCTTCTTAATAAACTTGTTAACGAAATCCATATACTCAAAGATTGCTGGGTAAACATTCTTGTAGTCCTCGATAATCTTTTCTGCACGGGACATAGGGATACCCATAGTCTCGCTAAGATTGAAAGCACCACACCACCATATACGATCAAGAAGGATACGGTCTTTGCTATCTGGCGCTCTTCCTTGGTGATTTCCTTCTTGTTGAATAGGAGCTTGGCAGTATATGTATGCCAAGTCAGCACCCTCGTTGAATGCTTTTTGCATATTAGACTCCTTGGAGATATGAGCAAGCACTCTAAGTTCCATAGCACCATAGTCAGCAGCTATGAAAGACCAACCCTTAGGTGCAGTAAACAAACTACGAATGTTATTCTCAGCTCTCTCCTCCCTTCTCCTCTTAGGGAGAGTGTGGAAAGAGGCTACCCATAGCCTCGTCTGCATTATAAGCAGCGCAGGATAGGCGACCCGTAGCTGTTCCATCAAATCCTAAAATCTGCATACACCTTGTTATGCTGATTGTAGCTGATGGCATTCTTAGTGCTCCTCGATGTAGGTCTTAGACAGCTTTTCAGAACTTACGAAGATCCAGTAATCCTTTGAGGAACTTCTTGGCTTCTGAGCAAATCCTCTGTGCTTTTCTCAGCAATAACAGACTTGCTGATGCGCTTACCTCCTCGTCTCTATATTGCCACTTACCCACGCTTACTAAGCTCCTCATCAATTTGTTCTAGCAAGAGGTTTTAATGTGGCTGCCGCCACAGAGAGGTTCTCTTTACCAGTTCTATCGGGAGGGTACAATCCCATGCCTTCTTCCCGTGTGTATAGAATCTCGATCAGGTCATTATTAGAGGAGAGGCGCATCCGTCTTCTTAACACCTTTGCAATAATACAGAGCGTCCTCCTGCTCCACGTTAAGATCACGGAGCTGCTTCCCTACAGATTGTAGCTTGTTAGGATCAACATCCAAGCCATTGTATTCCATGTCTGCAAGGGATTTCAATAGAAGGCATTACAACCTTCTCAATCAGCTTCATGGAAGTATGCTCCTCCATCTTATCCTTTGATCCAAAGGAATAGCTTGCGAGTAAAGTAAGCATCCATAGCGTTGCCTTCGCAACACTTGGAAAGCTCCATATTCTTCCAATCAACCTTTGACGGATTATCTACTGTAAGCATTAGAGAGTTCTCCAATTCATCTGCAAAGTAATACTTAGCTAGATCCATAAGACTCTTAGGCATATTCTCGTCCAAGCAGAAGTGATGCATAACTTTAGTGTCCCAGATGTTGACTGGGTGAATACCCTTGTTCTTCAAGAACTTGATATCGAACTTAGCATTATGTAGAATCTTAGTGCTATTGGGATTCTCTAGAATGCGCTTGAGATTCTCTATCAGCTTAGGATCATTCTTGAATGGGCTATCCTTGTGATTAACGGGAATGACCCATGTTTCATCTTCAGCCGAAATAGCTATAGTCATGACATCATCGGTCAAGAAATTAAGACCAGTAGCTCTCAATATCTATTCCCAGTATAATCATCGGACGATTCTAGCTTCTCCGCCAAGCGCATCAACATACTCCATATGCATTAGCGTTGTGTATGCAAACTTTGTAGAGGATCGCTTACCTAAGATATACTTCTCGTATGCGTTCTGAATATCCGGTCTTGAACAACGCAAGGTGGCGAGGAAACCGCTTGATACAGGAGTACGGGTGATAGATAGGAACTACCACACAAGTAAAGCCAGACTCAGTTGCAAAAGTAAATGCCTTACCTCGCTTATTAGTAATGCCACTCTTCTTAAGAAGCATCTTAAGAGCTAGGTTGCCACAGGCAAAGATTAGCTTAGGTCTAATCCTATCTATAGTAGCATCCAAGTGTACACGGCACAGGTTCATGTTCTTGGGAGACATATCAGCCTCGCCAACAGACGGACACTTAACTGATGCTGCTGTAACAAACTTATCCTTCTGTAGCATTCGTTAATTAGATCCATCTCAGGCTTAGAGAAAGCCCAAAGGCGCACCATGCCTATACTTAACCGAGTCGGACCTTCCAGAACAGCGTAGGAGCCTCCTCCAGATCCTTATAATCCATTACGGAGTGGCAAGGTTTATCCTTATCAAGGATGTCTCGCAACCTTCACATAAAGGATTGACGGGACCGACTTCTATGACCTGGCAAGTAGAGTTTATTAAGATCAAACATACTATTATAGTGTATGAAAAAGAAACATTACATTGATAACAAACGGTTCGAGGAGGTCATCCTATTATACAAGAAGGATCCAAAAAAGTACGAGGAAGAATTAATAATTTTGCTTTATTCGACGTACTAATAACTAACATCGTCGAGAGCTTCAAATTTAATGTAGATCCCGACGATGCCAAGCATAGAGTGTTTTTACTTTAGTGCTTAAAACTTTGAGAAATTTTAAGCCGAAAAAGGGTACAAAGCATTTAATTATTTTACGACCATAATCGTAAAAAATAACTTAAAGCTACTGTACACTAGAGAAAAGAAATATGCTAAGAAGATTGAAAATTATATTGAAAACAACAAAGACTTAGTTAGTTAGCCTTGAGCTTCTTGTGTCTAACAGGAAGCAAAAGTTTTCATTATCATTGGCAAGTAATCTTCTGAGATTGCATACCCTTGGTGCTTAGGCTGACCAAGTGTGGAACTTTGTTAGTGTTACATAAACTAACAAAGCTGTGTGGCATATAGAAGCTATCCACAATATAAGTATAGAGGCTTTGCCGTTCTCTACATTTGCATAAGTTTCCTTGAGCTTCTCCACTAAGCTAGTGCAGTAATCATCCCATAATGATATAAACAGGATGCTGAAGTCTGACTGCTCTCGCTTATGGTTCTTTATTGCTTTGTTTAAATCGTTTTCTTTTGAAAGAAAATTCAGCTTATACATTAGAGTGGCTTATTAAGAATGCCTTCACCGGGTCTTGCAAACTAATACCACCCTGCTCGTCCTCTATGACAGTAGTAATACCTGAGGCGGCAAGCTCTTCCTTGTTTTCAACAGCATACTTGCGAGGCAAGTTCCGCGAAGCTTCTTTGCATTGAGGGATTCAACTCCTGTAAGGAAGATTGTCTTTACGAAATCATCCATGCTAACCTCTTGAGGTTTGCACACATCCGCATCGTTCTCAAATGCAGTAGCTTCATCCTTTGAAAGTTTAACTTGAAGTTTCATTCTATCTCTACTCCGTTCGTCAATACGAACTTTCCATTGGTTAATGTCTAACTTGATATTATTGGTTTGTTTAGAATCCATTGGACTATTATGATTGTACTATGCAAGATAATTACGATATTTCTAATCTTAAGAAAAAAAGAAAATTAACAGCCGCACAAAGGGTTCATCTTTTGAGCGAACCATCGCGGCACAACTAAATGATAGATTCAAGACTACGAGAATTTTCAAGAACTCCTGCGGGTCTGGTGCTTTTGCAAGCACTCACAAACTTCCAGATCGCTTAAAGGTTCATGGAGACTTGATCACACCTAGAAACTTTAAATATTGTATCGAATGTGTAAAAGGATATAATAAAGAAAGTTTAAATAGCTTATTAAATAATAGCTCGGAGCTTTGGAATTTTATTGAACAATGCCAAAAAGATTCTGATAAAGCTAACAAGTTACCATTAATAATTTTCAAGCAAGATAGGCAACCAACTTTAGCTGTAGTTCCCTATGATGTAGGGTATAAATCTAATAACTACGTTGAACTACACAAAGAAGATAAATACTATAGAATGTATTTGTTTGATGAAATACTTGATGAATCAGATACTATCTGGTTACATTAAGAAGTGTCTCTAGCAATTTCATCTGACCATATAAGAACTTTGTAATGTATCAGCATTGACAGGTTGTGCTTGTTGAGTAATTTGTCTTACAGGTCTATTTAATCTTTGCACAGTTTCTTTAGATATTTTAACTAAGCTTCTTGTATTTCTTTCAGAGCCACCCCAAGTTCCTTCTTGGCTAAATTTAAAAGAAAGACCTTCAGGCGTTGTAAATACTGCTGTTGTTCCTTCTATCTCTATCTGTAGTGTTCCTTCTTTATTAGATTTACATACCGCATCGAATACTTCATTATGTGAAATTACATAGCTTCTACCAGAGTCCTCTGTAATGATCTGAGACATATTTCTTGTATTAGCTCCACACACCAAAGCCATTCTTAGAAGTGCATTTCTAGCCTCTGGTTTACCAGCCTCTATGTCTTCTTTATACTGCTTAAACCTTGCTTCTCTTTGTATAACTTCTCTAACTCTTTTTTGAGTTTCAGGATCTTCAAAATTTTTATAGTCCGAATTCTTCCCAAAAAACAAAGCCTTTCCTAAAGAAGACATTCTTAAATCATCATAACTTAGTAAACCTTTTACTACTTTAGCTAGATTTTTTATAGTCTCCTCTGGAGAGACAGACTTTATTTTTCCGTCAGTTCCAATGTATACTTTATGAGTTGAAAGAGGTTCAGTTGTTTTTTCTATTTTAGCTTCTAAATCTCTAAAATAATTTTCAGAAGCAGCCTGTTCTTCTGTAGCTTTGCGATCCAAATTGCATCTTAGATATTTTAGCAATAAACCCAGCTTCTAAACGGGAGTCTACAGTAATCTCTCCTAATACTAAACCATTTAATCTTGGAGTAGAATTTATTTCACCTGCCTTAATAGCTTCTAATTGTATATCTTTTCTGACCAATTCCTATAGTAAACTTTCCTAATTCTTTATCAAAAACAACTTCTGATCCTATCTGTTGAGCAGCATTTCTAGCACTAAGTTCATCTGAATATACTAATTTAAGATCTTCTCTACCTCCAGTAGTTGAAGTTTTTCCAGTTGCTATCGCATCTTCGGCACCAAGAGTTTGAAAACCTAAAGCACTTCTTAATTCACTAGATAAGAATTTTCGTAATGATGGAATATCATTTGCAACTCCTAAGTGTTCTAGTAGTTTATCTCTTTCTATAACTGTATCAAGATCATATGCTCCCTCCATTTCTTGTGGAGGAAGGATGAACTATATTGTCTGAGTAAAAGTCTTTTTTCATGAATCTTTAATACAAGATCTCTAAAAGCTAACATTTTTTGCTCTGGAGTTTTTGCCGCTACTAATCTTACAGCAGTTTGTGCTGTTAATTCAAACATAGTTCCTTTAACAGCGTTTAGTTCTTTTTGATTAACTTCTTCTCTAACTATTTCTGTAAAATCTATATCACCACATTGTTTTTTTGCTGCTTCAATAGCTCCTTGCTGTAAAGCATTTGGACGAATCGCTAAACCCTCATTTTTTTCTGCACCAAAAATTACTAATTTATCTTTAAAAATCCAACTTTATTAGCAATAGTATCACAATCACCTTCACCAGCCATAAAAGCAATTAAGTCTGCGTGATTCTCTGCGGCATCATTTATTAATCCTACTTCTAATTCCTTTTCAGTGATGCTGTCCTGTATCTTTATCAATTATTGTAGTTTTACTATTGGCTAGTTTGTATTCCCATCCTCCTGAAGATTTACCACCTGTAAAAGTTCCTATACTATCACAAACTCTTTTATGGAAGAATTTGGATCAATGTCTTTAGGAAGATTAATACAAACTTTATTTCTTAAGTATCCATCAATTCTTTCTTGAGATGCTATAAATTTTTTGAACTGATTAATATCTTTTCCAGCTAACTCTAAAGCCCCACCAATCTTTTCAAATTGAGCTAATCTCTGCTGTTCGGCTGCGGCTTGTTGTTGTCTTATTAATTCATCAGCTTTTAACTCAGGATTTTCATTTTTTTATCAACTTCACCACGCATGGCATCATACATGGCATTTAAAATTTCATCTTGAGCTTTTTATTTAAAGGCTTTCCTTTAGCATTTACTGTTTCTAAAATTTCCCTGAGGGTCTAATATAGTCATTTGTGTATGACCCGTTAAAACAGTTACTCCTCCACTTTTTGTTTTTTTATATTTAAAGTTGGATAATCCAGGGTATTGCTCAGATTGTATTGGTCCTTCAACTTCCGAGGCTTGCATTAAAATTTGTCTAAGTTCTTGAAATGCAGGATTCTCAGCTTGCTCATTAATATAAGTAAGTTTAAACGTGCGCTTCTTTAGCTTTTTTATAGCTGCATAATAATTCTGAAAAGTAGTCCATGATATATTATAGATAAGCAGAATAGCCCAGCCCGCAACTAGTACAGGCTGGGCTTTTATTTAAGACTTACTAACGATCAAGGGTTCGAGTAGTTGTATACGTTCATGAAGTCGTATCTGAAGTTAACTGTTAATTGGTGGAATCCTTGAGTTGAATAGTTAAATTCAGCAGCACTCCAAGATGTTGGATAAACTCCATAGAGTTCAATAACTGAGTGAGGTGTTAATGTATTATCTAACATAACAACTTCAACTTTATCAGCTTTGAAAGTGCTTCCAGTAGTACCACCAGGCTGCGCTCTCTTTGTCATTTCTCCTGTTAAAGGATCGAGAGTATTTCTAAACCATCTGTAAAGATCTGAGGCAGTTTCACGAAGATAAAGGTTATCAAAGTCTACAGTTAATTCACCTGGAGTATTCTTACCAGGATAGTGAACTCTATCGTTAACTCTTTCTACTGTAATAAACTCATTCTTCATTTCTAAACCACCAACCTTCTTAGCAGCTAATGTTAAATCTGCGACATTAGATACTTCAGGAGGTAAGTTAAAAAAGTGAATTTCAAACTGATAAGTTCTTACTGAGTCTAGATCAGTTGAGATTACTGGAAGACCTTGCCCTGGTGTAAATTCTCTTCCGTACTTTGTTTTATAGTATGATGTTGCCATTCAGATTATCCTTATAGTGATCCTAACTGTGCTGATTGATTAGTTAGGTTAACTTCAAAAATTAAGATTTCAGCGGTCTTTGTGGGTTTGATTAGAACTTTAGTCCACATTTCATTACGATCAATTCGTAGGGGTGTGTTTGTGGTTTCATCACAGACAACTCGGAATTCTGTAATTCCTCTACGTCTACGAATATCATCTAGGAATGGATTGAGGACACCCTCAACTTGCGCCCAAGTAAATTCATCATTAGGCTCAAATACAAACCTTTGAGTCGCTAGAAGAATTATCTTTCTTATGTAGATCATTAGTCTACGAATGTTAATTCTGTCTAGAGCAGTTGGAGATCTTTGAGTTGTTCTTTGACCAAAGATAGTGATACTCTTGTTGTGGGAATGAAACTATTGGGTTAACAACATTTCCACCACTGTACATTGTATCTCTATCACCTTGATTAAGCTTAACTTCAACCTCTGTTGGCTTAGTTAAACGACCTCTACGGAAACCAGCAGGAGCGAACCAGCTATCAGCAACTGCATCAGTATAAGCCATTTGACGAGCAGCAAATATGGTTGGGTCATACCAACGATCCTTACCGTCAAATACTGAGAACACCTTTACCCAAGGCCAATACACAGCAGCATAGGAGTCATTTAATGCAGCAGTTCTTGAACCCGCTGTGCTTGTGGACTTACCATTAGTCCAGTCGATAGCATCTTGAACTGTTCCAACTGCAACAGGAGGAGCTAGTAGAGCTATAAAGTTTTGTGTAGTCTCTGCTAAAGTTACTAAAGCATTTTGAACATTCTGAGATTGGATTCCTGGAATTAACGCAATTCCTATGTTTAAAACAGGATCATCAAGATTGCATTCCAGTCTTTGGAGTTACTGAAGCATTTCCAATTAATGCTACATCAGCACCTGCAATTTCATCTCCATTAGTTCCACCAGTCATTGAATAGGTTCCTTGAACTAATTTAACAAATCTACCACCACCAGAAGATGTTGTATCAACTTTAGTAGTTACTATATTAGTTGGTCTTGTTGAATCAGTATATAGAGTTGAAATTCTAAACTGATTAGTTCCAAACAAAGTACTAAGTGTTCCTGTAAAATCAGCTAGTTTCGCAGGAGTAGCATTTTGCCCCAGATCTTACTAGATAACCTTTGATGAAATCTGATGTAGCGTTTTCTACACCTACATTTATTATATCTTCTATGAAATTATTTCCATCTACAAAGTTAACTTTATAATTTTCAGCAGCTATACCTTCATCATTAGTAATAAATGTGAAATTTTGACCTCCTAGAGGATTTACAGTTACAGATGTTCCGCTAGGATCTCCATTCACTGTTACTCCAGTGTTGTATCCAGCTCCTGGATATAAACTTTCTGCTAAGTAAGCAACAGAGTTTGCACCTGTAGTATAGAAAGTAGAACCGTGAGCTTTAACAGATGATGCAAAACCTCCAGATAAACCATAAGCATTAGGACCAGTTGCTACAGCAGCACTAACACAGTTTACTGGTTTTAAAACTGATGCTATACCACCTGATCTAAATGCAGTGCTTTCAAAAGCGGAGGCTGTGACATATGCTCCAGATCCAGCATAAGCACCTACTACAAAACAGTTTGTTCCAATTGGAGTAAAATGCTAAGTGATCTGTGTCTAATCCAGTACCTACTATTCTCTGGATCGCTGATACTTGAGTAGTAGAGGTTCCTACAGGAATTACAAAGTCTCTACCCTCTCCACCGTTTTGTGGATATTTTGCTATACCATCATTATCATATACTTGAATTCTTAATGTAAGAGGTCTACTTACTCCAAAACCTCCTCCAGTAGTAGGGTTTGCAGGAGCACTTACGTTAAATGCTGGACACGAGCCTAAAGGTACATAAGCAGATGCTTCAAAAGCTGTAGCATCATTAGCAGCTCTAACAAAATATAAAGAGTTTGTTTGCTCTAGGATTTCTAAAGCACCTTCCAATGCTTGACCCAAGATATATTCTGAAGGATTTCCGAATGTCTTTAGAAGATTGGTTTGGCTTGTAATAAGAGTAGGGGTATTTGTTGGACCTTTAGACGCAAAACCTACTATACCTACAATAGATGTATTAATAGATGGTGCGTAGTCTGATATATCTTTTTCAATGGTGTATACACCTGGGCTTACAAAAATTGGGCATTGTTTATCTCCTAAGCGTTGGTAATTTTAAATAATTTTCTTCTGCAAAGAGTCTGGATTTGCTCAGTAATATACCCCTCAGGGACTACTATGGTTTCTCCAGGTCGCATATACTTCTCCATACAACCAGCTTCTGTATTAAAATATACAGTAATCGTTTGAGGCAATCGTTTTTAACTACTTTCATAACTAATTCCTTTACTTATATGTACTATAGAATGTTTAATTTTTTGAGAACTTTTTTCAACCAGCAAAAACCTTAGTTTGAGTTACTAGCGTTCTAGGTCGCTATGTAATCCAGGTCCATGAGGAGTTATTGTGTCCCCTTTAATGAAACATTAAAACCTTCACAAAAACCTTCTGACTACCTGGACCTATTATTATGCCACCAGCGGTACCTTTACCTACCCTACAAACCCCGTTTCCTTCAACAAATACTTTACTACTTCCAGTTTGAGAATCCCTCGCAGGTAGCAGCAGTATCTTTGTCTGATATTAATATTCCCATATTTATAAATTATTTAGATAGAATAAATTCAGATTTAAACTCTTCTATTTGACCAGTAGAGGTTATTAAGAATTTAGGGCTAGGGATGTATGTTCTTAAAATAATATTAATAGTTCTTTGGATAACTCGGTCTTCCTTGTCATTTGCTGTGGCACCCCCAATTGCTTCTTCTTGAATCTAGAATGCTTTAGCTAAAGTAGAATACTCTGTAGGCACGTTCATCTCTGGATTAAACTTAATCTAATCTGCTCCAGAATTTGATCCATATCAGAGATATATTTACACCAAATATTTAACTGATATCTAATGTTAACAGGTCTTGGAGATAGACTTAGAACCTAATAGCTCTGTGCTTATCATGATCCCAATACTTTTCATGCACTAGTACGCTTTCATACCTACGTCTTTGATCGTCGTTATCTGAGATCGTTTGAGTATATAGACATTATTGGAAGAATGATATTATCTTCTTGATTTATTTTAGCTATAGTTCTTTCAGGACTTCCAAATATACATTTTACATTTACAAACTCTTCTTCTGAATTTATATAACCTACGTCATTGAAAGAAGCAATCATAGCTCGTAATGATTCTTTATACACAAATGAAATGTTATGCTTAGATTGCGTCATTTCAAATATGCGTTTACGAACATCGGTTTCTCTAGTGTTATATTTTTCACTTCTACTAATTAAAGAAGAAGCTTTATTGAATCAACAGGAGATATTTCGTAGGATGGATAGTTAGTCATTGTCTATTCCTGCATAGCCACCGAGTTCATCACTAGTTTGAGTTAGTGGTGTATCTTGAACGTCAGGATTATCTCTCAAGAGTTTAGCAGAACATACTAAGTGATAAACACCATATGATTCAAAGCTATCCTCAACTACCTGAAAAATTTCATACTTTTGATTTTGAAAGAATGGCTTAATCACATCACCAGAATTACTGAACGATCCGTACGCTTTCTTTCAATATAACTCTTATTGAAAGTAAATACTTGATCGTTCTTTAATTCTATACCAAACTGAGTGAGATCTTCTGCTAATGATACTGGGTCGTAGTGACCGTGAACTACGATTGGAGTTTTTGAAACAGGTTTGTTTCTAGACTCCATATACACAGGATCATACTCTTCAGATTGATAGTATTTGTAAAAGTGGAACTTTGAACCAGCTAATCTAATTAACTCATCATCTACAAGATTGAATAAGTTAATATCAGGATTTTCCTGATCGAAGAGATTTAATAAGCTCTCTCCTTCAGTAACATCTGGTAGCTGAGGTAACTTTGTAGTTACTTTAAAGTTCTTCTTGCCAAAAACTACTTTCCTTGTAGTGTGCCTTTTTCTACACTCTTAGCGGAAGGTTGATCAGGAAGCTCTTCTCTTAGCTGCACCACCAGCATACTTGATATCCGCTGAAAGACCAGCTACACCTTTTTGACCAGTTCGCTTTGAAGTATAACCAACTTTAGCTGGACCCATAGCTTTCTTAATAGCGGTATCAGCTTTTGCAGACTTGATTTTGGATCCTTGCTTGCAGGCTTTTCTTTATGCCACTGAAGCTGGGTCTTTCTTAGCTTTAACTCTAGCGTGAGAAGCCTTGATCGCTGCCATTCTATCTTCTTCCTCTTCAATTGAATATCCTAAAGCCTCTGCAATAAGAAGACCTAGTTGATTGTATACAGTTAAATCTTGTTTCATAATAATCCTTTAGAACAATGTGAACACTGGTGGTTCTTCGATTTCAAGTAGAAGCTCTTCTTGAGCTTTCTTTCTCCTGTTGGCTTGCTTGTAATAAAGCACTACCATTTAAACTAGCACCACCACCAGGAGATGGAAGTGAACTATACTTTCCTCCTAACCTCGCCAAGAATCCCCTTAGCAACAGCAAGAGCGTATCTTTGTATCCAGTTCTTGTAATAAGGATGCATGGTTCCTGAATCTAAACCACGATAAACTAATATTACAGTTTCTCCATTTAATGCTGGAACTGGGTAAAGTTGTAATACGTTTCCATTGATGATATCCCAAGTACCTTCTTGGCTTAGAATCTTTCTAATCATCTCTAAGTGCATCTGAGTTAGATAGAAATCTGATACAGCTAAGTCTCTGAATAAGAAGTTGTCTTGGAAATACTTAATGAAGAAATCGAACTCCAAAGTACCAGCCATATTTTGTAGGCTAAGAAGTGATTTCTTATAAGTGCAATAAGTAAGACCGTTTGCTATGTGTGTTGGGAGCGTATACATATTAACTCCCGCATAGGTTTCAAACGCTGCCATCTGAGTTGTCCAGAATGGCGCATGGTAATCAAGATTAGTTATAGCTTCATCAATAGCAGTCTTAATTTGAAAGTCTGTAAGCTCTACACGGACTACAGGGTGTCCTAATCTTGCAAGAATAAAATCTCTAATACTTTTTCAAACTGATTTAATTCAACACCCTCATCAAATGTTCCATTATTTAACTTAGAACTATCAATAGCAGTAGAGTAGATATCAGTATCACCTAAGTTCCTACCAGCGTAAGTGCCAAAGGTATCACCATATCCTAACAATAAGGGATCTACTCTAACTGCTAAGGTCATAATTATCCTTTATTTTACGTTTCTTTGGAGGTTCTTCTACTTCCAAAACATCCTCTACTAAAGGTTCTTGCAATTCTTCAACTACAAGTTCTAAGTGTTTTGAATCTATTAACTCCTTAGATTCAAATAGTTCTGATGGTCTTAATTTCAACTATATGTTCATCAACACATAGTAACATATTCCATCTACATCTGCTTCTATATTTATACATACTACCTCAATTATATAGGAACCAGAGAGGACCAGAGGATCAAAAATTCCTCTGGTCCTCAAATTGTCAAATATTAGCTAGATTAATAACCTACAGTAGTTCCGAAGAGTGTAGTATTTCTAGCGAATGGTGTGAAGAGATAGTTGGCAGTAGGACCAATGATTCTGATCCACACGGTAGAATCTGTTAAGAGGCTGAATTTGAACCTTACCATAACGGGTCAAGATACCCTTTCTTGGTTGGAAGGTATCAGGATCAGTGATGGTAGGTAGTTGCTGAGTGGGATGTATGGAGCATAGATAAATCCAGCGTCCATAGCATTTGAACCCTTATAACCAACTAGAATTTCATCAGTTGGGAACATGGGATCAACATATAGGTCGTAGCGACCCATGAACTTACCCTTAAATTGAATGCTATTTGCAGCAAAGTTTGTTGGACCATCTTCGCGTGCAATACCACCCTCTAGTTTTGCAGCACTCTCTAGAAGTGATGCAACTAGGGGCGAAGTTAGAATCCAGTTACCAGGACCACGCATTGTGGTGCGGTGAATATCCTGAGAAGCTAAGTTAATAGCTGCTAGGAGGTTTGCATAAACTTCACCAACGTGACGAGGATTTAGACCTAGTGTGGATTGTGTGAGGTCTACTACGAATACGTTAGATGCAACTGCTGGACCTGATGGTTTTTTCAGTTGAACCATTTGTAAAATCATAAGTAAATTGATTTGGAACAAATGCTTCTTCAGCAGCAGCATTTGTATTATCCTGCTTTAGACCAGGGAACGATCCTAATCTAACGTAGTCGTTATCCATTAGGTTTTGGTTTATTCCCCTCCAGCAGTTACACCTGATTGACCACGAAGACCATATGCAATCATACGAAGGTCTTCGATGAGTTCACGGTCTATTTCTAGTTGGAGTTCCTTCGATAGAAGGTCTGTTAGCTCACGCTCTAGATCGAGGTTGTGATAAGCCTTGAGATCTTGCGAAGCTTCAAGGGTCCACAATGCACGCATCTTACGAGTGTTAGCAACAACAGCTTCTTGCTCGATGTGGAAGGTCATCTCTGGAATTCCAGTGCCTTCTAGACGCTCACCACCTGATAAGCTCCATCCGTAGATTGCGCCTGAAAGAGGCCATGCAGCGATCTGACCACCGAATGTGCCCGAAGCAGCACCAGCACCTTGAATGCTGAGTCCAGAACCTGCTAATACGTTGGATAGGTCAAATCCGCTTGCAACTAGATCACCATCAAGACCTAATCCAGCAGTACCAGCTTGTGCTCCAGCAGCGGTCAACATAGTACCTAGTGTACCAAGAGCTTGAGAAGGAGCCATTGAACCGATTCTTTGAGCAACATTACCTCTATAGGTTAGGTTATACTTGCTATAAATTGTTTGAACGTCTGTTGGGTTAGATCCACCTCTCTTAGCACGGCTGCTGCCGATATAAAGACTTGTGAAACTGGTCCTTGCATAGGTTGAACGCCAACAATCTTGTTAGCGATTAGATCTGGGAAGACTCTACGAACTAGTGGGAAGGCGAACTTTTTGGAATACACCTAGTTGACCCGTTGTGGTCGATGCACCCGTTAAGCCTTCATCCATGCGCTCTGAGATAACAGCCTTAGCTTGGTTCTCTAGAAGTTGAGCCGTAACACGACGAGTGTACTCGTTGCCGATGCCCTCAAGGACAGGCTCCCACTTCTGGACTAACGATTCATCAGTACGATACATTATATCCATAAATTAAATCCCTTATTTATTTTGGGGAGAAGGGCATGAACTTCATGACCTCATCAGTTAAAAAGGCATTTCTTTGTTGGTAAGCTCTTTTCTTCGTTAATAACTTTATCCGCTTTGGTTACAACGACAGCTTGTTCCGAGGACTTGAAAAGCCTCATCCCGAGCAGCGACAAGATTCTCGACCTCTTCGAGAAGCTGTGCCTTTTGACCCTTGAGTTTCTCAACATTACCCTCCGATAGGATAACTTTATCTTTGAGAACCTTAACTGTGCTTTGAAGCTTTTTCATTTTCAACGACAAGCTTGTTAACTTGTTCAGTTAAAACATCAAACTCTTCCTGAAGTTCACCATGTTGACTGGTCATTTCAGAAAGAGCATTGTCTTCATCACCATTGTTAAGTTCTAGAGCCATTAAAGTTCTTACCGATTCAAAGAGACGAGCATTACGGAATACTTCGTTCTCTTCACTTAGCTCAGTAAGAGCTTGTTCTTTAAGCTGATCAACTTTGGTTCTTAGATAGGCACTAACTTTTGCCTCAAGTAAACCAATCTTCTCTTCGACTTGCTCATTAATTGTAGCATCTACTAATTGGAAAATAGCTTCAACAGTAGACTCGTCAAGTCCTTCAGGAAGAATATCAGCAATATTCTTTAATTTTTTCATGAATAATCTCCTAGTTTAAATATATCTATTAAAGATTCTTTAAAAAATAAGTTTTTTTAAAAAATGTATGCGTTACTTTTTAGGTTCTTTTGGCTTAGGTGGCGATTTAGGTTCTTCTTGTTTTACTGGATGTGGTTTTTTCATATGAGACTTAGGATTTACTGGAGCTTGTATTTTAGGACGAGCGCCAGGACGATAAAAATTAGCCTCAATTAAGTTTAATGCCTCGGCTATTAAAAGCCCTAAGTGTTTATAAGTATTGTTCATAATTAACCTTTTTCGCCTTCTCTTTTCTTAGCTGCTTTTTCCCATTGATCAGCACGCTTGGTAGGAGTTTTAACTACCTTAGCACTTGTTGTTAGTACCTTTTCTTCGCCTTCTTTTTCAGTTGGACTTCGGAATACCGATGCCTTACCTCCTCCTTTTTTTGGAGTTGACACCATACCAAATTTACCTTTACCTATTTGAGTAAATACTGCTTCTGCAAGCAAAGAACCAATTAATTTATAAGCATTAAATAATGACATTTAATTCTCCCACTCTAATAAAAACTTTTCAAACTTTAAATATTCTTCTGAACCCACTTTAGAGTAAATACCTTTTAAGAAATTTGTCATTTCTTGTTCGGTAGATTCTGTAAGTAATTCTGGAAGATATAATCCTTGAGGTGGATTATTATATAATTCTTCGTAGATTATAGTATATGTAGCTGGTCCAACAGCTTCGTACAAGTTTTCTAAAAAGTTTTCTAGATATTTTATATCTGAATCAGTCCATACTTTAGTTTGTTTCATTATTTCTTACCTCCTCATTTTATTAAAGAAGCCTTTAACTCTTGATCCAGCACTTCTTAGTTGTTCTGAAGCAGTTCTTCCAGATCCAGGTTGTTGTGATCCTTGTGCTGCGGCAGACCCAGCAGCCATCGCTGCTCCTGCGGCACCACCAGCAGTATCTACTGCGGTGTCTTGAAGTACCCCTCATTTGTTTTTATTCGATCACGCATACCACCAAAATCTACATCATCCTGCCCCCGAGCTTGTAATTTTCTTATTTGAAGTGCTTGTCGTTGAGCATTAAGTTCTGTTGCTGGACTATCAAACGTAGTTTTTCCACCAGAGGTTGTTACCTTGCCAGTCATAGGTGCAGAGTCTTGATCAACATAGGGACTACGAGATACTTGTCCATATGTTTCGCTATTTGGATCATTATCTACATAACCCCCTTGTCTTCTATCATATACTTGTTTAGTAGATATTTTTTGACCCAAACCTTGTTGTGCTGAGTCAGATGCTAATTTATTTTCTACGTCAGTCTCTCCAGAAGCTCGTTTACCAACTCCTCTTACTCTATCTTCAGTTCCTCTATTATACTGGTCATCTGATGCTTGACGTTCTTTAAATTTATCATGCATACCCTTGAATGCCATAGCACCCATACCAACATCTAATGCACCCTTAGCAGCCTGTCCTATATTAGCTTTAGTAGCACCTAATAGTCCTTTAGTCTTTCTATCCATATTCCACTGTCTTGCTGCTCCAACTAAAGTTTTAGTACCTTGAGCCATTCTTCCACCAGCAGCTTGACCAGTGAAAGCTCCACCTAGACCTCCACCCATTACTCCACCAGCAACACCTCCAGCTAATCTAGCAGCAGCAGTTCCTGGATTATTTCTAACATAATCCATAGCTCTTCCACCCATTTTATCTGCTAGTTTTAGAGCATCATTTTGTATAAAGTTTTTTGGCCTTACCAGCGTAAGACTTCAAAGCTCCTAAAGTTCCGCCCTGCTTTTCCCGTTCTTGCTTGAAGTTTTGAACTCCAGTTTTAGCTGCATCTAACCCTCGTTTAGCAAGATCTCCTACAGAAGCTCCGCTTCTCGCGCCTACATAAGCTCCTCCTAAACCTCCCGTCGCTAAACCTACTGCACCTCCTGCTACACCTCCCAAGGCTTGCATTGGATTTTTCTTAGCCCAATCTAAACCTTTCTGTCCATATTCTTCAGCTTTAGATCCAAGTTTAGAAGTTAATCCTCTTGCTTGATCAAAGAATGAAGGCTTCTTTGAAGCTTCTGGAGTAGCAGCTTCAGGCTTTGTTGGGGTTGCTTGATTTTTGTCTGCTTACTTCGGGCAACTCAGAAGTTTGCCCACTTATTTTCCCTGCTGGTTGTTGTGGTTGTTGTTGTGCGGCGGCTTTTTCTCTTGCTACTCTCGCTCTTGTGCTTTCAGGTCGCTTAGGTCTACCAGTTGGACCTACTCTAGGGTTCTGTGCTTGTGCTGTTGGCTTTGGTGGTGCTGCGGATAATGGAGATGCTTGACCTCCAGCCACGGCTAATCTACTTTGAAGGGCTGATTCTGAGAACCCGTAGATGATTCTGGTCCTCTAGCTGCTGTCACCTGTTGATCAGATTTAGACCCTCCTCGCATGGCTTGAATGCCTTTTCGAGCAAGACCAAATGCTCCTGTTACCCCTTTTCCAACAGCTTTGGCTCCTGCCTTAGCATAATCCATCTTAGTAACGGGCTGTCCAGCCTCTGCTCTAGCCCTAATTCTAGAAGCAGCAACATCTCCTAAAGCTGCACCCTTAGCTCTAGCTATTTCCATATTTCTAGCGTGTCTTTGTGCTCTCCAGTTAGACCACATACCACCTTGATCAGGTGCAGGACCAACACCTCGTTGAGCAGCCATTCTATCTTGTCTTTCTTTTCGCTAATTCATCAGCAAAAGCTTCATTAACTAGAATACTAGCAATATTCTTATAAGCATTTACTAAATTAGGATTTAATTCTTCTTCAGCTTCCTGAAGTTTCTTTTTCATCTTTTTTGGCTTAGAATAGCAAGACTTTTCTTCTAAGAGTGGTTCGTAAGCCTTCACGGAGCTTAGAGCGAAGCATTACAACAAAATTGCTTTCCTTCTGTAACTTAGATTGAGATTCTCTTGCAAAGCGTGATTGAGTTGATTCAGCTAATGTTGGGAATGCACCTCTTGTAGATGGATCAGCTACGAGGTCGAATGTAACTAGTCTGAAATCTTCATTAACGATCTTATTACCTTGGGCATCTTCAGAGAGTGTACCCATACCACGGGAAGAAATACCAATACGAACGCCACCATCTATTAATGCCTTTGCAGTTAAACCAGCAGGAGTCTTAAGAATCTCTGCTTCTCCGATGAGTTCATTACCCTTTATTTCAAGCTTCGTAATTAAGTGTGAAGCATTGGAAAGTTTTACGGTATCATTCGATGGGTGATCTAACTCACCGCGATAGTCTACGCTCTTGAATTAAAGGTTGAACTTTCTTTAGCTGACCTTCTAGAACAGTTGTAGGATAAATACGTCCGTTATTGTTCTTCTCGTTGCAACGCCCGAAAACACCACGAATTCTCATGGTATCCCCTGCCTTACCTTCAGTAAGAACCTGTAAATTTTCTACTATAAATACATCTTGTAATAACTGCATTATTTATACTTCAAACCTCGTTTTTTCTTGATAGATCTGCTTCCATATTGTTGAGCTAACTTATCAGAACCTTTCCATATCGGAGTTTAGTTCTAACAGCGTGCTTCTCGATGCTACCCCAACCAGCAGAAGGTGTTGCACTTCCTGGAGTAAACTTTAGCAATTTTACCCCGACCACTCTTAGCACCCCATTTTCCTTTTGAAATTACATATAATCTACCAGCAGCTTTTGTAGTGAAGATATCTCCATACTGACCATCTGATAGTGCATTACTTATGCTACCATATGTTTTAACCTTGCCCTTGAAAGACTTTTTAACATCACGCTTGGTTCCTCTTTGAGGCAAAAGTTTTTCTACCTTCTACGGAACCACGCGCTTCTAAAAGACTATCAATAGACTCAGTTATTTTCATTTCTTAAATCTAGCTCTAATAGATGCTTTTAAAACTTGAGAACGTGATTGCTTAGGTGCTGGTGTAGCTTTTGTAACCATACTTAGTTTCTATCTTTTCAAAAGGAACATTCTTACCCTTTTGAGGTCCAGCTAAGTTCACACCTATACTACCAGTCGTAGTCATTTCCTGTAGTAACTCTATAACTTGTTGTAGAAGAGGTACTAGTTCCTGTGCAGTCTCCTCAGTCATTAGCTTAGGTTCTTGCTTAGGCTCATTTCCTGTCCATACAAGCTCTGGAATACTGTCAACAGGTTCGGATTCTTGAGGAGTATACTGCTCCTCGAGTATCTGCTTCATGAATGAATCAGGGACTTTGACCTTAGAAATATCCTTACCAGCAGGTGCTAGACCAGCCTTCTTATGAGCGGATGGAGGTAACTCCTTACCACTCTTAATATTACCCACACTTTCTTGTATGAGTCTTTCTGCGAAGTCTCCTATACTTCCCTTCATGAGCAGCTACTCCTTTTCCTCACTCTTCTTCGACTACTTCTTCGTCTTCGTCTAGAGTTTCAGTTTCGTCTTGTAGAAGAATTTGCTTGATCGTTTGATCACTCACAGCTTCAACATCCTTCTTCACCTTCATTTAGTTGGCTTAAACGCTCAACTAGACCCATGATTACATCGAGGTGCTTCAAGAAGACGCTCTTCGAGAGCTTCTTCTAGCTGTGAGGTGCAAAGTGGGCAAACGTGAACTTCCTCTTCGAGTTGTTCAGCAGCCTCAGCATCTTCTGTTTCTGTGTCTTCTTCTTGCTTCATCATCTTTTTGATGAGCTTCTTATCTTCAGCCTCATCAGGGTGTGCGCCCTTCTTCTTCTTCATAGCCTTCTTAAGAGCAGGAGGAAGACCTCTTCTTCTCTCTTCAATAACCTCTTCAGAGGCTGACTCGTCTAGACGAGTTTCAACACCAGCCTTGCTCCACATGGCTGATTCAATAAGTTTTTGACGAAGTTCGTCGCTAAGTCTAACGTGATCCATAATACTTTCCTTTAAGTTTTAATTAAGATTTTAATCATTCTCATGTTATCTAGAGATGTAGGCAAAAATTGTATTTTTATTTTAAAAATGTTAAAAATTACTAATGTATAGGGCTTCAGTTAAGTTGGGGGGTTAAATGATCTTACAATAGTACGCTTTATTGGAGTAAAGGTATCGGTTGATGCTGATTCCTTTCTCTTGTATATTAAGCTTTGATTAAATGCTAACTTATTATTTGCTTTATCTATTGGTTTAATAACTTTACATCTCTAGTCTCCATTTAACATAGCAGACTTTATTTCATTAAAGTTTTCTCAGTCTGGTTAGCTTGCATATTCTCTAAATTTTAATCGACTAAAAACATCAAACTCTGTTAAAGTTTTTCCAACCCCGTTTAGAGATAAATAATAGTTATCATCTATTTCAGATATAATTTCATTTACTAATCGTAACCCTGTTTTTGATCTATTAGGCGTAAACGATTGTGCAGAGGTCAACTGCCCATCTTTAATATAGGTTTGTTGATAAATAGAATCATCGGAAAACATTTTATATGTTCTAGCTTGTATATCCGTTTCTCCTAGAAGCATTAACACCACCAAACCCTCTAAAGTTCTTCTTACTATCTTTGTAGATTGAGGATTATTTAATCCTGGTGTTATGGATGTTAAACATTTTAGTTGCCTAAAAGTAACCCCAGATGGATCAAAAGTTGTTATTTTAGATTTAGAATTAAATACATTAAATTCTGGTCTATTAGTTGGACATACAATTATATAAGATGGAAAGTTTCTAACAATGATAGGTAGTGTTTGATTTTCTTTTGGAGAATCTGTAGCTATATCAAACTGTGAAAGATATAAAAGAAGAAGTTTGCTCTATGTAATCTAGCATTACATCTTCATCGTCTAAAAAGAATACCTTATGATTAGCTTTATATTTTATAAAATCATTAATAACATTCAAATCAGATTCACTATCTGATTTAACTAACTCGTATTTGGCTTTAGTATTCTTTAATAATAAAGAATTATTTGAAGAGTTAGTTGCTAGTGTACCCATCACACAACTTAAAAATAAAAGTTTTTTCTTGGAGAACTTAAAGAATAATTGTACTCTATGTTTGCAGTGGACATAGAGCTTACTTCCAAAGTTCTTGAAGGATCCTCTCCCAATAAAGACACAACTCTTTGTCTAGTTTTTTCTGGAATCATAAAGGCATGATTCTTCTGAGAGTGTGTTAGTAACTGCTCATCCTTATTCCCAGATCTTATGGGTACAAAATCTCCATCTCTGATAGGCAAAGGTTCATTTAATATAAATGTATTATCATCGTAAATAAATAATTTTTCTTCATCCTCTTCTATACAAATTGGAATAAATCTGTCAATATCTGATGATAGAATCTTTAAGTTTTCAACTATTTTTTTAGTTCCATCATCATCATACATACTAGGATCTATACAGAACATATCATTTTCTATGATTGATAATGCAACTAATTCATTTACAGTTTGATTAGAACTTCTATTTATATTAAGACTTGTCCTCTGTTCACTAGCAACTTGTAAATTTTTAAGAAATTCTAATGTTACATTTATATGTGTTCCATCAAATATTCTAGTTCCTATTAGTGAATATATTTGTTTTTGCGTTAATGAAGTTCCATCGTGATTCTTTATCTTAGAAAGAATGTTAGTAATTTCAGGTCTTAAACTATCGTATATTAATGTTGGAGAAATATAAGATGATTTATTACTATCCCAATCATCCGAACTTGCATAATTATTTAAAACATATAATAAATTAGAATCAATAAAGTCTTTGAACAATACAGTGTTTGCATTATTTGCTACTAATTTTCCTTGCTCTGGAGTTGTATTAACTGTAATTAATGCGTTTTCTAATCCAGTGAGTTTATTATTTAAAATGTAATTAATAATAATTGGATCATTTAAATCTATTGATCCTTCAGATGCTATATTTGCAACATAGTCTTCATAAGTAGGTAGTCCTTGTGAGATAACACCTGTTCCTGTATCATCCACTGGAGGTGCTGTAGTATCAATAACTCCTACACTCTAAATCAGATTCTGTTGGTTTATTTATTTCAAAATTAATTAAACCACCTCCAGTCTGATCTAATACACCTGAATCTTCAAAGATTGTTAAATCTTCTACGGGCTTATCCATTCCAATCCATAATCTATAACTCCTGTACCTGTGTCTTCGATGATATCTGGAGGTTGGGGAGTTGTTACTGGTTTAAAGTATCTTATAAATACTGTTAAGATATCACAAGCTCCACCACATTCACCCGTAGCAGGATCTTTACAGTCTTTATCTGGATTACCATATTGACGTTTATTTACTATAGTATTGCCACTATTCGTAAATGATTTTAAATAATTATCTATAGACTGTGTTGCTGTGTTTTGATCTACTTCTGTAACTGGAACCTTTTCACAAGTTTGTATAAAGAATATGGTCTTTCCAAATGATCCATCTGAGAAGCTTACTTCAGGTCGTTCTTGAATTTCTGTAACTCTACAAATACAAACTGTAGGAGGATTAGGGACACCTCCACCAGGAGTTGGACCACCACCAGAACCAGTTCCAGGAGTTGTAGGACCACCTCCACCAGAACCAGGAGTTCCTCCACCAGGAAGTTCCTCCACCAGGAGTTGGACCTCCAGTACCAGGAGTTCCTGGAACATTAGGACCACCAGTCCCAGGAGTTCCACCACCTCCAGTACCTCCACCTCCTCCTGGAGGGATTCCATCACCTGGAGTTATTATCGGAGGTTCATCGGGTGGGGATCCCGTAGAATCCCCACCCCAACCAGAATCAACATTATCCCCTATACCAATAGAAGGTATATTATCTGGTCCGAATCCAGGAAGAAAACTTCCACACCCAAAGGTAGGAATTTCTTGGGCCATTTACTACCCCTTCAATGATATAGTTGGATTAGATTGATTTAAATTACCATAAAGGTATGTCGCATCTGTAGTAGGAACACCAGTAAATGACCACATAATCGTTGGATATGTGCATTTACCCATTCTTGGGTTTCCTACATAATAACCAGAACCCCCGACAGATCCCGCTAATACGCCAGTACCAGGATTACTACCAGGAGTTGGACCAGATCCTATATTCCCTAAAGACTGTATAGGTGATGTATTACTATACAGAATATCTTTAACTGGAACTAGGAAACTGGAGAAGCGATCACCCCTCTCTCCGAGATTGTCGTAGTTCCAAAATAGTTATTATTTGTTCCTGGAAGTTGGACATAAGTTCTCGTTGTATGAGGCGCGGGAACTCTAGCATATGTACTCGCCGCTGCAAAGCTTTCATTTAAACCTCCTAATGAATTGTTATCAGGACCAACGAATGCAATATAGATTGTGAATTCATCGAATCCTTTTTCTACCCAAACACCAGTATAAGAGGCAGCACTTCCTCTACCCCTGTTCGTTTCGGGTAAGCAGTTTATAAATTCTACGTCAACTTTATAATCTGCTAACCAAGTAGGTCTATTAAATCTTATTTTTTAGAAACGTAATTAAAGTTTACTCTTGAAAAATCTCCAGCATTAGCCTGAACATTTGAGAATGAATACATTCTATTTGCTGTATCGGAAGCTCCAGTAGCAGATGAATCATACTTTCCTTTATAGCTTCCAGCAATTACTGAATTGTCTATAGCTGTTCCAGTGATCTTATTCTCAGATATAAAAGTATTTATATAATCATTAGGATACAAACCCTTATCTGCTATACTTTGAATCTCACACCATTTTGCTAAATCCCAGTCTGGATATGCAGGAATAGCTATTTGAGATCCTGGAGAACCTACACCATATTTAGAAGATACATAACTTCTAATATATTGTAAGTTATCATTAGTGGTATTAGTGTCATCTGCAAATTGTTTCCTATAGAAATCATAAAGTGTTCCTTCAGGACCAAAATACCAACCACCAAACACATACCCTGTTGCTAGAACACTAGTGCCAGCTCCAGTAATATTTGTATTTGTTATGTCAATTCTATTCTTTAGATCATCATAAATTTGTTTTATTTCAAAAATCTAATTGAGCTTTTCCAACAGCAGGATTTGCTAAAGAGAGCTGTGGGAATGCAGCAGCTATTCCTGCTCTTTCATTATAAGCCAATTCTGCTGTTCTAAAGAATGGTCTGATATCTATAACGTCAGTTTCTAAAACTACAGTTGAACCACCATCTACAAATATGTAAGCTATTGGAAGGATTGATTGTCCTACAAGTTCATAAGCTGTATCTTCTAATCTTTCTGATATTAAAGGTGCTAAGTTTAGTAAATCGTCTGGAGCAGGGAAGCTACCTCTAATATCATATGAAAGATCATTTGCTGATGTTGAGGTAAATCCCATATTTGAATTTACTTGATCAGAGGGGCTTGCTAAAATAGAATCCTCAGCAGCTACAAGACCCATGCTTGTATAGTTTAGAGATCCTTGTAAATTTGTTTTAATCCCAGCACCTCTAACAATTCCTAATGCTGGTTTTGTTAATGTTTGTTTTCCATTTTTATTTAAAATAGTTACTGAACTAGTATCTACTGGTTTGCTATAAATAAATACTAAATCTATTCTTTGAGCAACTCCAGGAACAGGTTGATCTACTCCATTCTCATCTACATAAGAAAAATCAGAAGGATCAAATTGAGGAACTTCTACAGTTATTTCATCTTCAACATCAACGATAGCTAGGCGAGCAACACCTCTCCAAGCTTTTATAAAGTAGTTTTCAGTCTTAGGTAACTTAGAAAATCCTTGAGCCGAATCTGTGTAATCATATGAGGTTAGTATCATGGAATCATACTGTGCATTATTAGACTTTGCCCATAATAAAGCCTGTGTGATTACAAAAGGAACTACAGAGGCATCTCCTCCTGGATTATTAACATCTGCTCCAGCGTAATAAATTCCAAATGTATTATTAAAAACTCCTGCTCCCTTATTATCTATAGGTCTATCTGAATTAACAGTAGCCCATGTAAATGCTCTCTCGGCAAGACCATTCATACCTAATGCATTTTGCGCTACTAAAGTTTTAAAAGTATTTAAAGCTGCTACTAGTTTAGTATTAGAATCTCCTGCATTTAAATCATTTGGAGCTATAAAACTTCCAGGATTAGCTAACGCTGTGCTCCAACCATCTACATCTCCTAAAGCCTCACCCATAACTTTTCTTAAGTAGGCTAGAGGAGTGTTATTTGATGCGTCGTTTATTCTTGCTGTGTATCTTCCTGGCTTTACTCTAATAATTCTATCTGCCCCATTAGCATAAGGACGAAGCTCATCAATATCCCCTCTTTTAATTTCTGAGGATGGGTTGATTTTATTTAATTGATCTTTCAACCATAAGCAGTTCTCTTGAAGTTGTTTTAATGGAATATTATCAACTTCAAAATAGTATGGATCATTCGCTTTAAAATAACGAATGGGTTCTGTAAATCTATAATTACTATCAGCATAATTGGTTTGCATTAGTTATCCCTCGATAGATCGAATATTAAAGCAGACTTAAATCCAGCGCAACCACTAACATCCCCTTCATACCCTTCAGATAGTCTATCATAAGTAATAAAATCTCTAATTCCTAGATTAGAATTATGAATGGTAACTTTCTTTGGTCTTCCAGAGAATCCTAAACTTGCATTTTGAGAATTAGCAAATGCTCTAGATGCAGATTCATCAAGAATACACTGTGTTGGATTATTTTCAAGCATTTCCGAACAATAATAAAATCCTGAAGTCCATAAAGTTTCTGCAACACCATCACCATTAGCATCTACTAATTTTAGTAAATCTGGATAGAGAGAGCTTACTTCAGTTCTTCCTGGTGGAATAATCGCTGATAATTGAGCGGAACAGTTATATCCTTGTGCAAAAATTTGATACGCTGGACCTACTACTCCAGAGAAATTTGTACCGTTTGAAGGTGCTCCATTTGTATATCCATACAAATCACTTGCTAGTAGCTTTGCACTAGACTTTGGACTCCAATAAATTCTAAATATACCTTTGTTATTAAAGGTTTGATTACCACCTAATTGGAATTTAGTATTCATGTTGTAATTTATTCCAGCACCTCCAATATTAATTTTTTCTCCAGTGGACTCGCTTCCAGTTATATAAGCATATCTATTAAATGGAGAATTGAATGAGAATCCTGTGGGAATAGTCCAGACAGCACTACCAGCACCAAAGAAATCTAGTACACTAAGTACTCCAGTATCAGGTGTTCCTACTGGAGCACCTGAGGCTATTCTATAACCAGCACCACCGTCTGAAGATACCCAGAATGCACTAGGTCCGTGATAGATAGTGTCTGCTGGGTGTAACCCACTAACCGAAAGATATGAAGCATTCAATCTAGAAGTATCAGCAATATTCCAGATCATTAATTTATTACAATCACTTCCACTAGCATCATAAATAACACCATCTAATTCAGACGAATTTGGTCCAACTGGGAAGTGAACATTTTTAACATTTACAACACTATTATCAACTGCTCTAACACAAACTCCTCCACTTGTTTTTGTTTTTCTAGTATTGTAGTTTGAGTAGTATTCACTATTCCATCTTGAACAATATGTGTGTATACAGCAAAATCGGTTGTGTTAAATACTTTTGGAGTAGAAGGAATACTAAATCCACCAACAGCATTATCAAATAGATACTCTATATGCATTCTTCTATTTTGACCATTAGGATAGAATTGTAAAGACCCGCAAGAAGTAAGTCCAACTAGTAGCGTAACTTGACATATAGTCTTGAACTTGACCTACAAGCCCTGCACCCGTAGCTATTCCTACTGGACCTCTAACCCAATTAGCTCTCCAATCTCCTAAATCTTTTAAATTTATTGTTGAATTTTTATTTGCAACTAAACACGCTCTAGTTGAATGCAATTCAACGTGAGTATGATTAGCTTTATCAGTCAGTGAAAAACCACTAATATCATAACCTACTTGATCTTTTGTTTTTGGAGGTTGTATATTTAGAACTGAATTATTTTCAACTAAAGCGTCAACCCCAAACTGGGATATTACAGTTGGACCGTATATATTTATAACCGAGTTATTTTCTCCATGTAACCCAGCCACATATTGCTGATAAGGATAATCTTCACTTCCAGCGATCCAAGTGCATCCTGTCTTACTTCCAAATAAAGAAGCATTAGAGTTATTGACAACTTTTAAAAATCTTCCAGGAATAGCTACAGAAGGATAGTGATTATTTGCCCAAGCATATGTGTGAAGAAGATCTATATTAGATCCATTTTCTACAGACACTGATGGTAATTTTTCTCCAACTATTCCTGAAACTAAAGTAAATCCGTGATCATTTGTTAATAGAGTATTTCCATAGTTATCTGGTATATAATTTTTTCTTTCAAATCCAAAATAACTATTATTATTAAGTTTTATATGTTGTCCATTAGAAGATAGATCAAGTTGATATCTAACCGATTGTCCCGCAGTTCCTGGATTATAAGAAGAATCCCAAATTAAAGAAGAGTTTCTTGCTTTAATTCCTTGTTTTTGACTACAATCAACAGTTAGTTCTTGGAATGTAAATCTAGAAGTGTCTGCTTCAATTCCTATGTAGTTTCCATAAACATCTACTAATCCTTGAGTATCTACTACAGAGTTATTTAATTCAATTCCAACTTGAGTATTAAGTTCGGAAGCTAGAACACTTTGTCCTGAGGGATCAGTAGCTATTGTTCTTTGTTTACCACCATAAAGTTTTGAATTGTTTAATACAAATCCAGCGTAGTTTCTAGAAGCGACTATTGCAAAATCAAGACCTGATGCTCCATTATCTCCTACAGAAGTAGATGTAGCATCAATTTGATTTGAACTTAGAATAACTTCACTATTAAATATATTGAAACCTATACCTTTGTTTGGAACTCTTGTTCCTGTTCCACTGATATCGTAGTTTCTACCTGAATACGCTGATCTAGAAAGAATAACTTTAGAATTATTAAATCTAAAACCAGAATCTCTATTTCTTATAGTAGAACAGTTCTCTAAAAGAACACTAGAGTTTTTGATATCAATTCCAACGTCTTCTCTATTTTCATTATTTACAAAGAAATTCCTAATATAAATAGGACCATCACAATTTTCTACTCTAATTTTTGTTAACTTATTAAAATAAATATTACCTGTGCATCTATTGTTATTAGAGATATTATCTCTTTTTAGACCATAAGCTGAATAATATTCATTAATTCCGCTTATATCAAATGTGCTTTTGTGTAAGATCAGATCCTATGCCAGTGTTAACACTTTCATAAACTAGAGCACCTACTCCGAATGCATTTTCATATCCATTTACTCTAGGTAAAGATCTACCATCTACAATAGACATAGGTGCTTTTCTAAGAGTATGGATTGGATATGTAATTAAATTGCCTACGCTTTGATTGGCTCGTTGATCTGATACGCTACTAAAAACCTTTGTAGAAATACTTATACAAGATGAATCAGTTAAGAACAGAACTAACATCAACTGAAGAAACAGCTCTAATAATTGAATGGTAAGAATTTACCGTAGGACTAGCTACAGTATACGCTATAGCGGAACTAGATAAAACTCTACTAAAATTTCTATTAATAATTTCAATAGATCCTCTTTCCTCTATTCTAAAAATTATTTAATTCTAGTGGTCCCATATTACCGAAGTTAGCCACTTCTATCAATACAGGGAATCTAACTACTTTTGGTATAGCAGCGATACACGCACTAACTGAGGTAAATATATTTCTATTAGCGGCTAGAGTAGCAGCGGGAGCATCGGCAGAAACTACTAAAGCCAATCCTGGGACACCTGCCGAGGTAGCGAAACCCGCTTGTTCCCATAGCTCATATGTTCGCTCTTCTAGGTCATATAGTGGAAGGTTATCTTGCTCCCAGTTATAGAAAGAACTAGTATCATACTTGGATACATAAGGTGTCCAAGAGTTATAAAGTTTTACGCTACCGCTACTGGTATAAATATCGTTAGGATTAAAAGGCATTTTAGAAGTTCAATGTCCATCTGAAGATTAGACTAAAATCACTAGTCTTTCGTATATTACTAAAGGTTCTATAACAAACAAGAATAGGTCTTGGGTCAGCATTACCCGTGGGATTTCTCATTAACATACCAATCTCATTTAAACTTAAATCAGAACCAGATCTGTTTATATTATTGCAAGCGTCCTCGTCTTAATACCAAGGTATATCTAACAGAAGAGTTTCCAATTCTTGTTATCTTTCCTTTAGGAATGAGTGCTGCTGCTTTAGTTGATAATGTGTTATTAGTTATTTGAGATCTAGTATCAACAAATAAATTACTATTAGATCCATACTCAGCAGCAGTTAATTCTCCTGATAGTTGAAAAATAGAACTCGTAACTCCACCTGCTGGTGGTCCAGAAACGCCTACTTGAAATCTATCAATTTGATAATCTAATATACTGTTTGAACCAGATCCTGTAAAGTGATAGGATAAACCGACACCCATACCCGATACAATCATGTTAGGATCATCTAATAAAACTTCCTCAGAACCATCCTTATTTACTTTAATGATGGTTAAGTGTCCGTTGATTCCTAAATCATCTACAAAATTTTTCATAAGAATTTCAATCTCCACTTAATGAGTAAGTTTTTATTATAATAGTCTCCATTAGTTCCTTCAATAAATCCTAAATTTTTACTAAGACCTTTCCTACAGAAAAGTTTATACTTCCTTGGATTATTTAGTTGTCCAAATGCAAATGGTGGAGTATTTCCAGATTGTAGAGTTTTTGCATATCAATCGTCCATAATCCTAAATGATAAATACCTCCGTACATATTAGCAAACCCTATGTCTCCAGAAGCTAGAGATACTGAATACTCAATAATACCGTTTGAAGAAAAGTTAGAATTTGCTGATATGCAAAGTCCACTAGCCGTGCTACTCATTAAATAGGAACCTGCTGGTACACTAGACATTATCATATTAACAAAACCAGATACGTCCATAGAACTAGCTGAGTTAAAATAACCACCTATAACTGGAACTATAGCTTCAGTAACATAAGGTGTAGGAGTATCATCTGCTCTTCTAATATATTCTTTGTGATAAAAACTACCAGCAGGAAGCTTTCCACTAGCATCTGGAAAACATCCAAGTAAACTAGCCACAGCTACGGCTGATACAGTTGAACTAAAAACTGTATTTTGCATCATACTACTAAAAATAGCAGAGGGCATAAAATTAGTTAGTTGTCCATTCGATGGAAATACAGAGCTAACTGCGATACCTCCTACTATTGCAGACATCCTAATATTAGGCTCCAACACTGTTAGTATTGGATCTGGAGGAACAGGTAATCCTACTTTAGGAGGTATACATAAAAGTTCCGGCAGCTTCAGAGTAATTTTCTATAGAAGATATAAAAAAGTTATTGCTGGTATTACTCCACTAATATTAAGTAAATTAGCTCTATCGGTTACTATTAATTCTTTAGTAGAATCAAAAGCATGAGCATTCTGATTATAAGCATCTTTACCAGTTCCAAAAGATATAGCTTGAATTCTGTAATTAGAAGCATCAAGAATAGCTGAGGTAGCCGTATTTTGTATTCCAGATAATGATCTAGATACGGTCATTATATCTGCTAATAGCTCACCAGCACCATCAACGATCATGTTGGGTTCTCTTAATATTAGCTCATCTCCAGACCAAATTTCTACTTCGCCTCTCATTAGTTATCAAACTCCACACTTGTATAGTTATTATAGGTTGACGCTTTTGTGTTTGGAACCCAATCAGGATTTGTTCTATAATTTAATCTGCTTCCACCGTTCACTTCCATTATTCCAGAAGTTATAGTAGCATCTCTCGTAGCTAAATTAGTAGAATATAATCCAGTTTCTTGAGCTATTAATCCGTTAAAGAATCTTCATAATATCTCGAAGTTCTTCTTTTTCGAGATACATTAAATCTTCCTTAACAAAAGGAACTAGGGGTATTCCTTCAGTTTCTATTCCATATCCTAGAGGTATAGCTGCTCTATCTCTAAGAGTTAAATCTTGTAGTTGAATTGAATCAATTAATAGATATACATTTGATTTAGGAATTAAAAATATTTCTACAATATAATTAGTATCATCTCTATGGACTTGCTCAGTAATCTTATACTCTGGATCTTGTATAGGTATAATTTCTAAATACTCTGAGTTATTCTGAGTGGTGTAGTTTCTAGTATCAAAATCTAGAGAGTATGTTTCAAGATACTCTTGCTTTAAATTCTGTATTGATAAATTATTAACTTCCGAAGTAGGAACGGCAAAATTACCAAAGCAAGCTAATCCTGTTGGAGGCTTCATTTCAAAATTATAAATATTAGAAGATTGTATAACTTTGTTTATGGATAACTCTGAAGTTCTCATCGGAGTCCATCTACCTGAAACCCAAGACCAGATTAACCCATCTTTAGGTTGAGTATGAATCCAAACACCCATTTGAGGCACCACCTAAAATAGGTTCATGCTCGTTAGCTACCACAGCTTTAATATTTAATTTGAATCTGTGATTCTTTACAAAGTAATTTCTTCTATCTCCATAAGAAGATAAATCAAATCTTATCCTGGGTAGTCCTCCAATAGACTTACATTTTATTACTGTATTTTCTATTAAATAATCATCCATGCCTTTTACAGCACCAGAAGAATTCAATTTAAATATTGAGAAGCTGTTTAGATTTGCGCACCTGATATATCGCATGAATTCTATACCACTTAAAATATGAGGATTTCTAAATTCTGCATTATAAGGTCTTCCTTCAATAAAAGTTCCACTAAGAGGTATTACACCCTGTTCACTAGTGGTTACTACTGTGGTTCCATTAGCACCAGTTTTCCAAATACTATTAACATCTATAGCACTTGATGTATACACATCTGTTGCAATTAAATTACTAACAGCAGATCCTACTATTTCAAAGTTGCAATTAAATAATCCTTGTCCAAGTACATGAGCAAAAATGTTTCCACCTGTTTTATCCATCTCTACAGGATTTAAACTATGCTTTTGCAAAATACTTACAATACTCTCTGTGTAGTTCGTGTAATCCTCTACCAAAACTAAAGTTTTCATAGTCAGCAAAAGAATTTATTACCATACCACTTGCTACAGCTTGGTTAGCCAAGCTTACAATATTATTCTTCCAATAAGCGTCTCTAGAGTATTTTGAAGTAGTAGTTTTTCTTATAATTGAACTACTTAAAGATTTAGCTTTCTCGTATAAAAGCTTATTCATAGTTATGTAAATCTGTGGAACCTGTCCTTCTATCAACATAACGAGAAGGTCTAGATCCTTCCTCTGGGACTTTGGCATTCGAGCCTAATGAATAAAGTCCTCGATAAGGGAATGTACTGCTTGTGTATATTCCTGAAAAAGCTCTAGGTGAATCATATTTTTCACAAGCGTGCCAAACTCCTGAAGGATTAATTGGATCTACTACTGGATGGAATCTTCCTGCGGAAGCAACATATCCTAAGGTTAATTCACCTAATGACGAAGGGAATGATGATTCATATACAGAAGGATCATAGGTTACAGGTCCATTAAATCCTGTACGATCATAATAACCTTCATGTGGTAACAAATATTTTAGATTACGTCTTCTTACTGCTCTTCTAGCTACATTCTGTACAGGAGTTATGGTAGTAACTGAAGACAATAAATTATCTAAAATATTATCGACAGATGCTCGTTTAAATGTGCTTAATCCACCTCTACCAGAATCAGAACCTAATCCAGTAGTATCCCCCACCTCCTGTGGCAAAGCTCATAGCTGCACCACTGTATTCAAAGCTACCTAAAACTGAAGCGGATGTATAAGAAGCAAAGTAAGTATCTGTATCTATTCCAATGTAATCATACTTTGTAGAAGATGTTGTAAAAATCATCTGCTGCACTTCTCCGTTTAAGTTTACTTTAGCTACCGCATGACCTGGAGAGAATTCTTTAACCACTCTCGCAGCTTCATACAGTGCATACTTACCATCGCCTTCTAAAGTAGTCTTCCTACTAAAATCAAAATCAGTATCATCAAAATTTACAAATAAGTGAGAAGACTCTTCCGACACCAAAGACTTAATAAGTTTCTATCAAAGTTAGAAATATTAAGTATAAACTCATCAAAGTTTGGTGGAGTTTGGATTGAGCTCATAAGAACATTAACCAATCACTTAAAGATGCTAAATCGGTATCAGCAACAACCACTACTGCTTATTAAAAATCACCAACTTCTTCAGCAAAATCATTATTAACTTTAAAGCATTTTAGTCCTTCGGACAATGAAATCAACCATCTCAGCAGTTATACTACAATCTTTGTAATACTTAATTTCCTCAAAAGGAGGTAAAGGATAATTTATTTTACCAACGATAACTAAATAAGAAATTAAAATCTCCAACTGGTTTTAAATAAACTGCTTCATCACCTCGTTGTAATTCAGTCTCACCTGCTAAAATAAACACCAGATCCAAAGTACTCCATACGCTGTAGCCTCTCTGAATGCTTTCTTTGAATCTCCAGCTAATTTAGCATTAAATCTCATAAGCTTGAAAAACCTACTAACTGCTACTTTCCATGCATATGAGCGTATTCACATTAGGTTCGCCTATCTATGTGATATAGATTCCAAACTCTCTTTCACCTGCATTTATTATCTAATAACATTAATCTAGGAGGATTAAATACTTTTCCATTAGATATAAAAATTATTTGGGAATGCTTTATAAAGATCTAATATTATCGAGTCTGTAACTATTTTTAAATTTTCTTTCTAACCATTGTTATATTGATATGGCATTAGCTCTGCTGCTACTGAAAGTTCGTCCAGGGTATTTAAATCTTTAAATAAAGTGACTCTGTACCTAATGAGTACCAAATAATGTGCGGTAAATAAGATTCCCAGAGTTCTGTAATTTTCCTGACACATCAAACACAGAATCAACAACTAACAGATTTTATAGCAGCTTGTATAGCTTCTACCGTTCCACAAGATTTATAAAGATCTATGGCTGCAAGAAGTTGGTGTCTCCATTTAGTGGCAGAGTTACCTCTAATTTAAATCCAATTAGATCTGCAATATATTGTAAATGATCATCTCTAACATTCTCAGTTTATCATAACCAAACCAATATTTTCTACTTGATCACTTATATCTGCAAACTGATATGCTAGGTATTTAAAAATTTCATGGGTCCTTTTGAAACTAAATCTTCAAGATATAGACCAGAATCTAAAAATTGATCAAATGCGTTTTTTACAGAAAAATCAGTTTGATCAATATACAGTGGAGAATAAACAGAATATTCACTAATGTTTTTAGTCCCTCTAATTTTTGAGTTCCTGATTAAAGTAGTATGCAACAGATTCACTGATGAAGTATTTAAACTGCATCCGCTATTCCAGAAATATAGGCTGTAGGAATATAATTATTATAAGATCCTAAATAATTACTTCTCCATAAATGCTCAGTTAAACCTTTTATACCATCTACAGTTTCTAGTTTATTTCCTCTGTATAACTGTATTTAAATGATTGTAAAACAAAACTAGATGGAGAATACTCTATAGGTCTCACCACCTAACCTAAATCCTCTCTTCCACCTATATTTAAAAAATAAAAAACCAGCCGAGAGCATCTACTAAGTAATTATGAACACTACTAGCATTAACATCATTAGTTAAAGAAGATAATGTAGAAATATTGTCTTGTATTCTGTTTTCTATGTTCGTGGGTGGAACTATCTTTGGTAGTAATACTCCAGATAAATATGAATTAAACTCTGCGTTTGTATTAAAAATTTGCTAGAGAAGTTCCATAGGCATGGCAGTATTTTTGATTCAAAATCATAAGGAGATATATTTGTTAATTTATTTTGTTTTACGAAATATTGACAAATACCATAAATGTTATCTAAGTTCTCTGTTTGAGTTCCAGGAATTGATGATAGAGGTATTACTTGTGAAAAATTTTGTGCTAATTTTATATGGCAATTTATAAGTTCCGATAAAGGATTTAAACCCTCTCCACTAAGATTAATATCTTCCTCTGTATAAATATTAGAGTAATAGCTTCAAGAATATCCACAAAATTTGTTTTGTGGTACTTCCTAATTTTAGGATTAAAGTTATTAACAGCCATTAGTCTAGTAACTCAATATTAATTGTTAGATTGTTTAGTTGAATTATTTCATTAAATTCAATAGGAACATCCTGACTCAAATTATCTATAGAGGAGAATCTTACCTCTTCAATTTCAAATATTTTTCTGTTTAATTCTGCAATAATCAAATCCTGACCGAACTCTCTATTATCAACATTCATATATCTTAATATACTATCTCTAACACTAGCTTTTATTTGATCTTGATTTTCTTCTAATTCTCTATCTATTCTTTACTGTTACAACTAAGTCTATAGTTCTTATTAATCCATCTACAATAACAAGATCATCTGTTGCCATTTTCTTTCTACTCATCGCTTCTAATAATTGAGTTTTAAAATTTGTAGTAGCTCTTTGTAATTGAATATCTGAAGCTTTTTCTAAAACATAAATATCAATTACGTTAGCAGAAGAATAGGCTTTTCTTAATGCTGCTAGCTCGTTCCTACAGTTCCATAGTTACTAATAAACGTATTAGCAAAACTGAGTAATCTTCTAGAGTAACAAGTCTATCTTGTCTTCTAAAAGTTAATGGAGCATACCTCTTTGCGTGTTCTATTGTTTCAGCATTAGATCCACCTGTGCCTTTAGATATATTTGTAGGCGCAGCTTGTCCCGTTCCTACTGCAACAGGTACTGTCAAATTTAAATAGTTATTAGGAATATTACCTCTAGTTCCTCCACCAATTCTATATTGAACTAGATACGAAGCATTTTCTGAAGGACTTATTCCAGTGTTGTTATCTCCAAAAAGAACTGTAGCGTTGTAATTATCACTCATATATTACCTGGAATATCTTATCATTTATTCCAGAAGCAAAGTAAATATTTTCAACTTCTGTATAAGCACCTTCTAGAATTATTGTTTGTAGGACTGCAGTAATAAATACTTGAACACTACCATCAACAACTGGACCTTGTATAAGTTTTATTGATTTAACACCCTCTGTAGCGGCAAAATCTCCTGTCTCCTGAACAAGTGCCCCTTCTTGCAATATTAGGATTATCAACATACGTTTTTTAAAGAACCTTTTCCCTTCTGAATTAGCTACTAAGTTTAGGGTTCCAGTTGAGTTGATAGTATCAACAAAACCATTTAACAACTTTATATAACGTAAAAGTAAGTGATCCACCATCTTCGGGTGATGTTGTATTACTATTCTTTTGAGAAGGGCTTATACTGAATGATTACGATTATTTAAAGAGGTATTAGTTCTAACAGTTAGTTTAGCTTGAGCCGCTGCGCCTCAATGGAGCTTTCACTTTTACTCCAATTAAATTTAATAACTTCTTTTACACTTCTGATCTTTTGTTTGGCAGTAACTAAAAAGTTTTCATTAGCTAACATATCAGCTTTCATGGACAATACAGCACCCATATAAGCAGCTAATTCTATAAACATCATTCCTAAATCTGATTCTACAAAGTATTGATAGTCGTTAGGATATACTCTGCTTTAGCATAGTTAATTAAAGAATTTCAAATGAAGCGGCGCACGAAAAACGCGAAAGCGTTTCAATGATAAATGCGAAAACGGTTAAACACCCAAATTCGAGGCTGAACGAAG